CTTCCAAATCTATGTAAATTCGGAATGGGCGCTTCCGACATAGCATTGGATTTGTGCCCTTGCCAACCGCACCCGCCACACCTCTGTAATTGCGGCAAGATCGTTGCACATGGCGCACGCTGTGCCTGTCAGATCGCTTCGACTCGCGCCCGCAACCAGCGCGCCGACGCCCGCAGGCCATCAGCAGCGGCTCGCGGCTATAACCATGAGTGGCGCAAGGCTCGGCTCGAATACCTCGCCACGCACCCGCTATGCCGGATGTGCGGCAAGCCCTCCACCCTGGTCGATCACATCATTGCGCACCGTGGCGACAACCGTCTGTTTTGGACGCGCACCAACTGGCAGCCGCTTTGCACACCCTGCCATAATCGCGTGAAGCAGCGCCTGGAGCGCAGCACATGACCGACAGTTTTGATGACCGTCTCGGCATGCCGGATGGTCCGGCGAACCTTTGGCGCTTAGTGCTGATGACCGCAGTTGATGATGCGTTCACCGTTCCACCAGGTAACAGCCTAGCCTCGATCCGCATCCGCACAATCCAAGACGCGCGCGACTATCTGATCAGGCCCAACAATGACTTCAACGAGGTATGCAGCCTCGCCGGCCTGGACCCGAAAGCCGTTCGCGAGCACACCGCCCGTCGCGTTGTGTCATCGCTTTCGCCGCAAGAGATGGTTGCGGCCGGTGATGCGAAGAGGCTGGCGCGACGAACTAAGACGGCCGCACTACCTGGCACGCTTACCGTTCATGATGCCATCACGAACAGCCTTGCTGTCGGCAATGCTGCCCATGTCACCGCTGGCGTCAACCATCGCCATTTCTTTCCAAACAACAAGCCGCTCCAAGCGTTTGAAGCCTTGGACAATGATGCCTACCAGGATCAGGAATGCACCCATCGGCAGGCTGATATAGGCACCGACGTATTGAACACTACGGTCGGCAGCATCTGCATGCAGATAGTAGAAGAAGACAAAGACCGCATAGCAGACCAGCAGCGCACCGATGCCAGTCAATGGATGCCTATACATCTTCGAACCCTCTCAAGTTTGTCTCACGACCGGCACCCTAACAGATCACCACACTCGGTTGAACGGGGGGTGGTCTTCAATTTGCGCCCTGTCTTAGGGACCGGCGGGGGGAGCACCGTGCAAGAGACGCCGAATATAACTTTTTCTGAAAAGGCACCAAGACCATGACCATCGTCGCCCTTCCTTTGCTGAAGTCTCAGCTCAATCTTGACCATGACAGCGACGACGCCTTGCTCTTGCACAAGATCGCGGCGGCCGAAGATTGGACCGCTGCCTATCTCGGCAAGCCCCTGGCCGGCTTCGATCCGGTCCCGGCCGGCATCGTTGAAGCCGTCCTTCAGCTTGCATCCCACCTCTATGAGAACCGCGAAGCGGTCTTGATCGGCGTCGGCGGATCGGAAATGCCCTATGGCGTGACCGATTTCTTGCGCCCGCACCGCATGGAAGTGACCGGTCATGTCTCGGAATAAGACCCTCACGGCTCAATCCCTGGCATTGGAGAAGCGCTTGAAGCAGATCCCAGCCGCTATTCTTGAGCAGTTGCGGCCAGCTCTGATCAAGAGCGGCAACGAAGTGGCCGACAACATGCGCGCTCTGGCCGTGGCATCCCGCGACACCGGCGCGCTGATCGACAGCATCGAAGTCACCGGACCAGGCGAGACGACACCGCCCTATGCAGCCGGCGGCGGCATGCGCACCGCCAAGGCCAACCAGGTGCTTGTCACCGTGGGCAATGAAGACGTGCGTTACGGCCACCTGGTCGAGTTCGGCACCGCCAAGAGTGACGCGCGGCCGTTCATGCTGCCAGGTTTCCGGCTGGCACGTCCGCGCGTTCTGTCGCGCCTGACCCGCGCCATCGGCGTTGCCATCAGGAAGGCAGGCACACAATGATCGAACCGACCCTGGCACTACAGACCAGCATCCGCGCCGCCCTGATCGCCTCGCCAGACGTGAGCGCACTTGTGCCGGCCGACCATATTAGGTCCGGCGGCACGCGCCCTGACAAGACACCTTGCGTTATCATGAGCGACGGCAGCACCGCGCTGCACGGCCACGAATACACCAGCCAGCGCACCGCTTGGGTTTACCTGGACCTGCATATCTGGACGCTGGACGCTGGTCCGGACGCTGCCAAGCAGATCGCATTCGCCGTGACGACCGCGCTCGACAAGACCATGACGATCGATGGCGGTGATCTTGACCACTTCCGGATTACCGGCGCTGTCTACCCGCGCGACCCTGATCCGAAGTTCGGCCACGCCGTTCTGTCGGTCGAAGCGCTGATCCGATGGATCATCTGATGCGCGCCGGAAAGCTTGATCGCTCCATCACCATCGAACGCCAGACCGAAACCGTGACGCCGACCGGCGCGGCTGTCTCAGCTTGGACGACCGTCGCCGCGATCCGCGCCGAAGTGGTTCAGGCCACAGCCAGCGAGATCGCCACCGGCTATGGCGAAGCCGAAGACGGCAGGCTCACGTTCCGCGTTCGTTACCTGGCTGGCATCACCACCGCCGACCGAGTGACCTACGCCGGCCAGGCCTATGACCTCAAGAGCGTTATCGAGATCGGCCGGCGTCGAAGCCTGGAGCTGATGGCGGTTGCCAGGTCATGACACACCTACGCGGCGTCAAGCCTGCCCTGACCCAAGATCGCGATCCGATCATAAAGGCACCATCCGCGCCGAAGTGGATGAGCGCAGAGGCACGCGCGGAATGGAAGCGCAGCATGCCCCGCCTGATCGAAGATCGGTTGATCACCAGGGCCGACCTTGGCGGCGTCGAAGATTATTGTGTCGCGCGCGGCGTGGTCCGCGAGATCGAGCCTATGCTTCGCAATGGCGCTGGCGAGATCGACATGAAGCTTCTGCGAATGCAGAACCAGGCCATGCAGACCGCGCGGCAGCTCGCAGCCGAATATGGCCTGTCGCCAACATCGCGCGCCCGCGTCGGTAGTGCCGGCAGCGATGACGACGACGGTTTCCTCGAATGAGCAAGGTAATCCGCCCCTCATGGATCGATGACGGTTCCGTCATTCCCGATCCGTTCGGCCATGGCGAGGCCGCTGTGCAATGGTTGCGCAAGAATAAGCACCCAAAGAACCCCGCACCAGGCCACCCGTTCACCCTGGACGAATGGCAGGAACGCATTATCCGGATGCTCTACGGGCCGCGCCATGCCGACGGCCGCCGCATTTATAAGAAGCTGGTCATGCAGATCCCGCGTGGTAGTCGAAAGACTGCCCTGGCGGCTGCGATCGTGCTGCTTCACACGTTCGGCCCTGAACGCGTGCCTGGCAGTCTTGTGCAGTCGGCGGCCGGCACCCGCAAGCAGGCGCGCGAGTGCTTCGAAGAGGTTGCGTTGATCGTTGGCCTGGACCGTCGCTACAACGGCAAGGTCAGCATCCAGGACTACAAGAGCCGGATCGTCAACAAGAAGCTTCGCACGCGATATGAGGCGATCTCGTCGGAGGCGTTGAACCAGCACGGTTCCACACCGTCCGTTGTTGTCGCTGACGAGTTGCACGCCTGGACCACCGACAAGCACCGCGAACTGTGGAAGGTCATGTCGTCGGCGCTCGACAAGCTGAACGACAGCCTCATGGTTGTTTTGACCACTGCCGGACGTGGGCAGGAGACGCTCGCCTTCAAGGAAGTGGCCTATGCAAAGAAGGTGCAGGCTGATCCGTCAATCGATCCGCATACCCTGGCCGTGATCTTTGAAGCGCCGGCCGATGCCGATTGGCGCGACGAAACCTTGTGGCACCAGGTCATGCCTGGCCTGAAGCACGGCTATCCTTCGATCGAAGCCTTGCGCGAACGCCGGATCAAGTCGGAACATAGCCTGATCGAGCGCGAAATCCTCCTCCAGCTTTACCTCAACGTCTGGCAGAACCAGAGTTCAAGCCCGTTTGTTGACATGGCGACCTACGATCGGTGCGGCGTGGTCCCGGTGGATTTCGAAGCACTCAAGGGCAAGCCCTGTTTCCTTGGCGTCGATCTGTCGGAAGTCAGCGATTTGACTGCCGTCGTGGCGGCCTGGCCGACCGATGACGGCGGCTACATCGTCAAGCCTTGGTATTTCTGCCCAGCCGATGCGCTCGCCAAGAAGTCGCGCCTGGAGGGCGTGAACTATAGCGAGTGGGCAAAGGATGGCCTGATCATACCCACGCCTGGCGCGGCCGTGGACTATGATTTTGTGGAAGCGCAGATCCGCTCGATCTGCAAGGATCATGACGTTCGCCAGATCGCGTTCGATCCCTGGCGCGCGCAAAAGACGCAACAGAACCTTATGGCCGACAGCCTCCCGGTGGTCGATTTCCGGCAGGGGTTCATTTCCATGTCGCCGGCCTGCGATGAAGTCGAACGCGCGATCGTCAACGGCCGGTTCCGCCATTCCAACAATCCAATCCTCAAGTGGAATTTCGACAACGTTGCCGTCGTGCGCGATGCCGCCGGCAACCGTAAGTTCGATAAGTCGAAGTCCCGCGACAAGATCGACGGCGCTGTCGCGGCACTCATGGCCGTAAGGTTCGCCGCGATCTACCAGGACAACCTCAGCGCCTACAATGATCCGGAAAGCGCCGGACTCTTCAGTTTTTAAGGAACGACAATGACTTTGGACGTTAAGCTTCCCGGCCTGGTGGTCGATATCGAAGCCCGGATCGACAAGCTCGAAAAGGGTATTGCCCGCGCGACGTCGGTTCAGCGACGCGGATCGACCACGATGGAGGCACGCGCTAGGCAGTCGGCGCGGACGATGGAGAACACCTACGCGAAGTCGGCCGAATCGATGGGGTCGAACCTCGAAAAGATGTTTGCGCCTTTCGTGCGCGGTGGTGCGGCAGTTGCTGCCGTTGGCGGTTTGGCTCTTGCATACAAGGAGATTGCCAGCAGCGTTGCCGAAGTCGATCGTGAGGCGCGCAAGGCCGGCGTCACGGCCCAGGTATGGCAGCAGTGGGCCGGCGTGGCGACCGCAACCGGCATGTCGATCGACGGTATGACCGACAGCTTGAAGGAATTGAACATCCGTGGTGACGAGTTCGCCACCACCGGCAAGGGCAGCGCCGAAGCCGCGTTCAAGCGTCTTGGCTATTCAGCGACCGACGTGGCGCAGCGCTTGAAGGATCCGAACCGGTTCCTTGATGAGATCATCGGCAAGTTGCAGAAGCTCGACAGTGCGGCACAGACTCGCATCCTTGACGAACTGTTTGGCGGCACCGGCGCGGAAGAACTCGCCAAGGTGCTCGGTGTGAGCGTGACTGAAATCCAGAACATGCGCCGCGAAACCGCGACCTTCACCGACGAGCAGATCGCGTCGGCCAAGAAGATCGACGCCGAGTTCAGCACCATGTGGCGCAACTTCACCGTCTACGCCAAGCAGGCGGCGATCGAAGGCGTCAACGTTGCATCGCAGGTGATCGGCTATATCAACGACCCATCAGAGGGCGCGCGTGGTCGCGCCGTCTCGGCCGCCAACAGCCCAGAGGCACAGTTGAAGCGTCTCCAGGCCCAGCGTGACAAGATTGTTCGCCAGATCACCGATGCAGAACTGAACCCGTTGAACGTGCTCAAGGAGGCCGAACTTCGCCAGCTTCGCGCGGCGTTGACAGCCTTGGATGAGCAGATCCTTGATGTTACCGGCGGCAGCGACGAGTTTAAGGCGGTCCTGAAGGAATTGAGCGCCGCCACAACCGGCGTCTCGAGCGCGTTCAACAGCAACGTCGCCGCTGCCGCCAACTTCAAGAGCGCCCTAACTGATCTGAAGAACCTGGTGCCGGATCTCAAGGCCGAACTGGACAGCCTCGCCACGACTAAGGGCATTGATGCCGCATATCAGCGCGCCGTTGGCAACGCCCGCACCATGGGCGAAGTCATGAGCGCCACCAGCATTGCCGATCGCGCCAAGACCACCTTGAGCGTCAACACCGCCAAGACCGATCCGACCGCATACCTTGAGGCGAACCTGGCCGGCGGCAAGTCGAAGGCACACATCGAAGGCATGGCATCCGCCTTTGCCGAAAAGCTGGCGACCATGCTGGCGTCGATGCCGGACAACCTGAAGGGCGATATCACGATCAACTCCGGATATCGCAGCGTCGAGCGCCAGCAGCAGCTTTGGGTTGATGCGCTCAAGAAGTATGGATCACCAGACGCTGCCCGGAAGTGGGTCGCACCGCCTGGTAACAGCCAGCATAACAAGGGTAACGCGGCCGATCTCGGATATGGTTCCGACGCTGCCAAGCAGTGGGCGCATAAGAGCGCTGGCGATTTCGGACTTAAGTTCCCGCTTGGCAACGAAGATTGGCATGTCGAGGACACCGACGCCCGGAACAGCGCCAAGAGCGCCGACCTGGAAAAGCAGACCGCTGTCGTCACCGAACAGAACGCGGCGCGCAAGAGCCTCAATCAGACTGTGCAGGAAGGTTTGGACCTCGCCAGGTTTGAACAGTCGATTTCCGGCATGTCGGCCAGTCAACAGCGTGTCGAGCTTCAGCTTTACCAGGCCAAGCAGGAGGCCAAGCGGGCCGGCATCACCCTGTCGGACGCCGAACTCGCCAAGATGCGTGAACAGATCACGTTGACCGGCCAGCTCGATACCAGCAACCAGCGCGTCGCCGCATCGGCCGAAGGCTTGAAGGCAGCGCAGCAGTATTTTGCAGAGTCGTTCACGTCGTCGCTATCCGGATTGTTGACCGGGACACAGACCTTGGAAGGTGCCGTGCAAAACCTGCTAAGCAGCTTGATCGACGCCACCTTGCAGGCTGCCTTGCTCGGCAAGGGACCGCTGGCCGGACTATTCGGCGGCACGGGCAGCGGCATCCTGGGGTCGATCTTCGGCTTCGCGGATGGCGGGTGGACCGGACCTGGTGCGAAGAACCAGCCGAAGGGCATCGTTCACGGCGACGAATTTGTCTTCAGCAAGCGTGCTGTCGGCAAGATCGGCGTCGGCAACCTCACGGCCATGCATGATAGCGCCTTGAAGGGATATTCCGCCGGCGGGTATGTTGGCACAGCTCCGTCGATCAGGAAGCCGGACCTTCAGCCAGCCAGCGCGAACACCGTCCAGTCATTTTCGATCTCGGCACCGATCACGGTTGAAGGTAGCGCCGGCACCCCGGAGCAGAACAACGACCTGGCCGCCAAGATGGCACGGCAGATGGAGCGGACAATGCGTGGTGCCGTAGCAGACGAAATTCGGCGGCAAGCAAGGCCAGGGAATTTTATGAACACCCGAAGCCGTTCTTGATATCGATTGAATTTTTCAAACTAATCAAACGCTTGCAGCAATAATCTCGGATTTTTGGTTGACCGCCGATAATTCCAAGCTCTAAGTCACCACAATGTTGGAGAGAAAATCATGAGATCAATTATTGGTGTTGTTTTGATGTTCACCGGCATTAACCCGGCAATGGCCGTGGACGGCCCTGACGTCAAGTTCGGCGCCCAATTGAGAGATGCACAAAATTATTGTCACATCGAGGTCGCTACTATCCCGGACGCCTCTAAGCAGCAATTCTTTACAGACTGCGTTCATGGGAGAATTTTCTCGGTATCGATTGGAAAGACGCCTGGGAGTGGGAGTGACCGAGTGTTCTCCGCTTTGGCAGCTTCAAAAGCAGCGGAAGATGCGGTTTCCTACGTCATGATTATTTCTTGCGATCCAAGCCCAGGAATTATGGTTATGAAGATGTCCGAGCCGTCGTCGCATGACAGACTGGATGATCAAGCGCTGGTGAGATACCGGTTTGGAGATACCCCAACAAACAAAAGTCTGTGGGCATCTATAGCTGGAAAAGCAGTGTCTTTAAATGGTAAAGGTGCCAATGAATTTTTGCAATTGGCAAAGAGAATTGGTGACGATAGTCTCCTTGTTGAAATACAAACCTCATCAAGTCTTAGAACAATTGAATTTAAACAACTAAACTTCAAAGATGTAGCTGAAGGCGTCAGTAACTATTGCAGTTAATTAGTTGTCTAGTCCGATAGAATATCGGACGATATCTGATGGGACTTATTGCATACAATGAGTTGAACGCTGGCATAGGACGACCGCGGAAATTACTTATTTTATGATTTATTTACTTGAAATAGGAATTTATTCTGATACATTGGGGCAACCAATAAGGAGCCCTATGCCTGATTTTATAAAGCTTCCATCAGAACGCGTCGATCAACTGCGAACACTTGCCAAGAACCTCAACATGAGCATCGCTGACTGCATCGCAACATTCCTCAATGAGCAGATCGCGCGCGGCAACCTTGCCTCGGACATTCCAGGGTTTTCGATCAAGCGCGAAGGTGAAACCGTCGTGTTGGACGCTGGTGCGTTCACAGCACGTCTAACAAGAGATCTGGCAAAGGCCTACGCCGAAAGCGTTAAGCGCTTGACTAAGCCGATCTTGACGCCAGCGGCGACCAATCCGTTCATGCCAAAGCTGACGCTCGATGTCGTGCGCCGGGGTATGGGAATAAAGCTAATTGACCGGGGAACTGGTGCGGCAAGAACGCTCTCGCGTTCGGTTGCTGAAGACTTTGCGACAAATCTTGCGCGTTCAGCCGCCTAGATTGCTATAATGAAAGTTACCCCCGGCAGTGCTTACGTGCCGGGGGTAGGAGATACATGCTGCCGCTTAAACAGCACCGCCCAACCTAGGTATTAATTCCTAGTTAGTCAAGCGTCTTTTTAAGCGACCCTTCTGGGAGTCGTTTCCTAGGAGGGGCCATACTGGCCTTATTCGAAAAGACTGCACCGGGAACATGACCGGGCATCTAGTCAGCCAGAGACGCCCGGAAGATCAGGTTGACCCGCTCCCCGATGGAGAACATCGGACGCTTCAGCCAGGTTGTCGCCGCACATCGCAAGATGTGGAATGGACACCAGAAAAGACGGGCGCAATGTGAACGCTGACAAGATCAGCAACCATAACGCCCGGTCGTGACGCGATTGAAGGAAAGTCGCTCATGATGATTGATCCGAAGGGATCATAACCGCTTTGCCCTCCGGGGCAGGATATCGGAGTGCTGCTAGGCAAAAGGAAGCCGCCTAGTGGGTTTAACGAACCAGAACTCCCCACCACCTGTTTAACGCAGAAAATCCCCCATAGGTAAGAACGCCTGGACCATTTGTGTCTGTTCTTACCTATGGGGGAATAAGTCCTATTCCCGCAGGTTCATAAGAGCAGGCTAAGGATAGAAAAATGGATCGCGAGCGCAAGCGAGAGAGCAAGGAAGCGAAGCGACCGCGCAGACGAGAACCGCAGGTTTGAGTGATGGGTATCTGGCTCTGTTCTCTCTTTATCGGCGGCAATAAGTTTCACTATTTCAGCAGTCTCTCCGGACAGTTGCTATAATGAAAATGTCGGCAGTTCTTAGCATGATGCTGTCGGCCTTTGTCGTGGGGATGACCAGGACCGTGCGCAGTTTTCCGTGGCTGCTCACGGTCCTTTTTTGTGTCGCCGATCATGATAAGTAAGTGCTTATTTACAATAAATCGTTCAATATCAGATAGTTAGAGAGCGTTTTACATCTTGTTAACCGCTCCGGATCGTGCGAATCATGTCTCGCGATCAACAACGCACGGAGACGAGACATGGACAACCCAGCACACAGCCACACAAAAGCCTACTGGCAGGGGATTGAACGCCTGGAGCAGATCGCCCGCGATCACGACCCGGCCGCGCCTGACGACCTCCAGACGAAGATTATTGAGGCAGTCGGTAGCCTCTTCAACATCTGGCCGGCGTATTGCCCCGCCGATGGGCAGCAGGCGGCTTAGATCATCGAAATCCGGTTGTGCTGCAACAAACCTAAAACATCCTATGGAAGTCCACGTCTTTGTGTGACTAATAGGATGTCCCACCAATGGAAAAGGGATACCAGAATGAATATTTCAACCTCCGTAAAGATCGAACATATTAAGGCGGATCTCTCGGAACTTATTCCTGAACTCACGAGCTGGCCGACTGAACTCCGAAACGTCCACCCTTTGCCTGAAGCCATTATTGCAATGGTTGTTGTGCTTCGGGACGAAGCACAACGGTCGGACGCCGAGCTGGCCGTCCTCGGTGCAAACACTTCTTCAGAAGAAATTGAAGTTCATGCAACTATCGTGCGAAACATTGAGTTGGCATATGACGTGTTAAAAATGGCAGTGTTTGCCGAACTCGACCGGGGTGTATTCCTCCAGTAGCCCCGCGCCGAACCAGGTTCCGCCGGTGAAGATCGGCGGGCTATTTCAGGCCGCCACAATAAACAACGGGTTCAAAAATGCTCTATTATCACTTTACGGCTTTAGAAAACTTAGATGCCATAAGAGCAGAAGGCATTACGCGGGGCGAAGTCCCTCTCTCAATGGCACGTATCAGGAACGGTGTTTGGCTAACCACCGATCGCGACCCGGCAGGTCACGGCCTCTCTGGCGGCGACGAGCCAGCAATCTCCGGCGCGGCGTTAATTAGTCTCAAGGCAAGAGGTTGGATTGCGCGCGACATACCCGACGACGCTGAAATTTTTAGCTCAAATAAGAGAGCAGTTCGGCTTACGGTTAAGCTAAATTCGAACGATTCCGACCTTGTTTATTGGATGAAGTGGGGCCGCAAGAACCTTGCCGCCAACTGGTTTGACACCTTGAACAAAGTCGGAGGGGGAAATCGAAAGGCCAAAACATGGTATATTAGTTTCCGCGCTATAACGCCGAGCGAGATTACCAACATAGAAATTTTGGATGAGCGACTATAGGAAATTCGGAACCCCCGCCGGTGAAGACCGGTGGGTTTTCTCGCGTCGGCTACGCCAGCCGGAGTGCCGACTTCATTGGCAAGAATTCCTTTATCGCACCACTATCATCAGTGATTTCGAAAACCTGCCCGTCAATTATGTCACCGTTCAAAACAAGCGCTGCGATCAGTTCGCGGGCGGCAATGACTGCATATTCGTGCGCTGCCTTCATATCCGGCAATTCGGTGCCCTCATCATCTTTCAAGAGCGTTTTGCCGTCACGGATATGGAAAAAGAATCGTTTCATCAAAGATAAATTTTCAACAGGGCCGATTGTTCCGCTGGATCACACAACGTCGCAGCCGGCTGTTGAAAGTCGGCAGGTTCGCCCGAATCAGAATCGGTTTGAAAGACTGCTCGCAGCCTAGGCTCTTATTAAATGTAAGGCGCTGGAACCACGTAATCGGCCAGATATGTCTCAAATTCATAGGTAGTTCGGGTGCGCTCTACAAGTTCAAGAAATGCAACAGCCATAAGGTCGTGGTCAGCGGCTGGATCGATATCATCCATTGGCGTTCAAGAACAGAAAGCCAGCGTCGAAGCCGGTGCGCTTGTTTCCCTGCTCGAACGCATGCGCCATTGCTATGCCCTGCATATACGATACCGCGAGGTTCAGCGTATCAGGCTGTTCATACGCCCACAGGTTTTGAGGGCGCATGACTGCACCCTCAAGCTTTTCAGGGAACATACAAAGGTGATTTTCACCCGTTTCCGATGTATTTGCGATATTGATTTTTACAACGACTTCGGTGGGAAGCCAGATAGGTTCATTTGGCAAGGATTGCGTGAACCTTTGGGAACCGCATCATGGCAATCGAAATCAGGCTGTCGTAGTCCACCGGCGTTTGCGAAGGACGCACGTCGAACGTCTTCCGGGTGTCGCTAACATTGGTGATTTTTACGGCGCTCAT